TAATTGATGGATTTGCAACAGTTATAACAGGAATTCTTGTTATTTGTTTTGGTAATGTAACTAATTTATATTTTAATGCTTGAGTTTCATCAGGAACTGCTTCTACTAACGGCATGTTTTCTATTAATATTCCATAATAACTTGATCCTAATGGATGATTAATATTCCATAGTCCATAATCTACTTCATCATCTCCTAATGCAAACTGTGTGATATTGAAATCAGAACTACCAGCTGCTAATAGCTCTCTTCCTTTTTTGGTTAGAATAGCATCTACTGTAATTGTACTATTATTTAAATATCCCATTGTATATACCTTTTATTTTTAATAAATATTATCTTATAAAATTTTTGTTGTTTTTATTTAAAAAACTCTTCTGGTTCTTCTCCAGATCTTCTTTTTCTTTTTCTAGTTTTACGTTCACGTATTTTTTCTACTTTAAACGAACCTTCACTACTCGGAGTACTAACTGTAATATTATTCGGATTAACTTCAGAAAACTCTACAACTGGTCCTCCGTCAATTGTTTTAAAATTACCAGTAAATCTTGTCGGTTCAATATTAAAATCTTTTCCAATCAATTTAGATCCATTAAATCTTGCATTTTCCATTCCTATAGGACTAAAATCTTGAACTTCGGCAAATGAACCAGTTAAATTAAAATATTGCGTTACCCCAGAACTCACAGCTCCGGAACTTCCATATGTAGAAGATCCATATGTTCCAGATCCATATCCTCCCCCACTACTAGGTGTTGTACTAGAAGATTGAATCATTGTTTTGAATATACTAGAAACTCTTGACCCGGTAATTGTTGGTAATATTGCTTCAGATTCCCAATATGGATTAGATCCTGTAACCCATGATCCACTATATCGATATATTATATTATATGAATATGGTGTTGCTGTATATGAAGTGCTACTAGTTAAATACGCTACATAGTCATTTGCTACAGATCCAGACATAATATTTTGATCTTCTGAATTTACAACTAATTCTGAATCTATAAATTCATATGAAGATGTGATATTTTGTGTTTCCGTTGAAACAATCAAATTAGCATTATATGTTTCATTGCTTCGCTGTAGATATCCTGTTTTTGTAGAGTCTTTACTTCGTTCTAATAATGTAGGTTGTATTAATAATCCAGTTACTTTATTTACACGAGCTGGAAGTAATTGTTCAATTTGACCAAAAAATGATAAATCAAACAAACTAAAAACTCGCAAATATTCATTTATATTACTTTTTTCAGAATATTTTTTCCAATATGTTTCAGAAAATTTCTTTAATGCAGGATATGATTTTGCATCTTGATCTGCAGGATCTCCTATATAATCTTCTAAATTAACAAATCCTAATTGTGCAATTATATCATCATTAATCATTGTCTGAGGAGAATAAAATATTCCTAGTCTAGATGAATCTAATGGTGCTTTATCAAATTGACTTTGTTCAGATCTAGAATCCGGAGATAATCCAGAAATTAAATTATTTGATTCAATTCGTATTTTATTATCATCTAATGTATCATTTCCTACAGAAATTGCATCATAGTAATATGTTTCTTCTTGCGAGTCATATGGTTCTGATGATGACCATCCAGTAAAAGATGCAGATATTGTTGAAGAATTTGGTTCAACTCCTTGTAAACTGGAAGTTAAAGTATGATTAGTTTTATCATTTAACGGAAATCTTGCAACTAATTCTTCATATGCATCAGAATTTGCATCATATGCTCCTGGCGCTTTTGTATGATTTGAAAATGGATTTATATCTAAACTTGAAGTCCATAATCTAAGTTCTTGAAGTTGTCCTTGTAATCTGGTACCAGCATTGCCACCTGGATTTAATCCTAATGATATAGTACCTGTATTTGGCAAACTACCCGTAATAGATGCAGAAACCGTTGTTATAATTTTTCCATATTTAGATCGCTGTGCTAATAGTTCTAATGTGCCATTTGAACCACTTCGAAGTAATGTGTTAATATATTCTCCATCAAAACATTCAATAAAGCCAGACGCAGTTGTATTAATTCTTAATGTTCCAAGTGTACCGCTATTAAAATCAATTGTAACATTATTTCCACCTATTGAATATAAATTCATAGTAGATGGTACCGAAGGATTAGTTAATACATTATCTGTTCGGAATCTTAGTTCTACAGAGCGAATTGGCCTAGTATAATCTACAGTGACTGTGCCGGATGTATTATTAATTAAATCTAATGCATAATTAAATTCATTTGTTTCATAAATTGGAGCTCTTGTTATTCTAGGACCGCCATATTCATTGATAGATATCATAGATTGAGGAATACCATAACATGATAACATTGCTCGTATACTTCGTTTTGTACCTTTTGATTTTAATAATAATGGTAAGTTATTGACAATTCTTCTCCAAATACCATATGTAGTATCACGTTTTGAAACTGCAGGATCTCCTACTGACAATGATCCTGTAATAGGAATTCCTTGTTCATCAGTTCCAAATAAATACTCCCATAAATCTGATCCTTGGTTTCCTATAGATAAATTCCATCCAAATTGTTTTGCTACTTGAAATAATAATTCATTAGGAACACCTCGTTTTGGGTGTTCATCACGATTATATATTTTTGTTAAATATCTAATATATGTATATAAAATATCAAAATGATGTCCCAACATATTAACAAAAATAATCATATCAGAATTATTTGAATCAAATTTAATAAATTCCGGAATACCATTTGTTAAAACATTAGTATTATAGCTATCATACAATTCAGCTGAATTATATAATGAATCATACCAATTAACAAAGTTGCTACTAGTAACCGACATCAATGAATATGGTTTAGTAGAATTACTTTTTGGAGCTGGTTGTATATAACTTCCTGTTAATTCTGAAACATTTACATCTATACTATTATATTGATCATGAGTAAATAGTATCGAAGAAGACTCATAGTAAAGATATTTTTCAAACTCATCAAATCCAGAAATTAATTTAGTTTTTAAATTTGTATAATCATTTGCATTAGTTGTACTAATAGCACTATTAATATTTGAAACAATTGCAGATTGTGATGTATATGTTTCAATTAATCCTAATTTATATCTAAAATTAGCTAATCTTTCCGTAGCTGAACTATAAAATATAAAATTATTGAAATCAGAATAATCTATATTTAAGTCTATTCCAGATAACGATCCTGAAAAATATGAATCAATTATCTGTTGTGACGTTTGAATCGATGATCCTAATAAATCATTCCAAGATTTTAAATCTGTTTCTGTTGAAATATCTGTTGCATTTGTATTTGCTTGCCAATTTGGTCCAGCTAAAGTTTCTTGGGTCGCCGATAATATTTCTGGTGTTATTTCAACAGTATCAACATATGGTAATTTTTTTTCTTGTACTACCCAACATTTAAATTTTAAATCAATATCTAATGGTAATGGATTTAAAAGTTTTACATACAAATGTTCTCCAACAACAACACTATTAACAAATTGTATACAATTATTTTGACTAAAATTTAATAAGTATGTTTCAGTAACATTAGGATTTACTATATTGTCATTTAATTGCGTTTGTTTAACATCATCAATATAATTAACTAATTGAGTTAATGCTGATTGATTGCTTTTATCAATTAATGTTAATTTTACTTCTGTACGATCTGGAGATATTTCTGATACTTTTAAATATTGATTGTCATAACTTCCAATTAAATTTTCAAAAAAGTTTAAAACAAATCTAAAATTACCTGCAGTTAGACCTAATGAATTAAATTCTGAATATAAATTAATATCTAATGAAGCAAATGGAAATGTAATAAAAGTATCTGTTTCAGTATCTCTAATATTAGGACTTAAACTAGAAGCTTGTATAGAATGATTACCTGTTATCCATGTGTCATTAGAATATACATGAAATTCAACTTTTTGAGTAGATGTAGAATTTAATTGAGCATTATAACTAATTCTATAATCCGGATAATCTAATAAATCATAATCAACAGAATCTAATCTACGAGCATTTAATGACTCTTTTGAATTTAAAATTTGGTCTATATTTGAATATTGATTTAACATTATTGTTTACCATATCCTCCAGGTCCTGGATCATCTATTATTGAAATATCAAATTTAACACTTTGTCTTAAATACCAAGCAGCACCGGTGGAGCTGGATTTAAAACCATATTGATGATATTCTACCATATCATTTGGATCTATTATATAAGTTAATTGTAGAGGTATATATGTGTCATTATGATCTTGTGAGCTACCTCCTCCTAGTTGTGCAGAACCTCTTTGAGCGATTGGATTATTATATACATTATTAGCATTAGCATTACTTGGCCAATTTCTATATACTACTGGCATTTTTCTATATAATATAAGTGTAACATTAGTATTGGTATTATTTTGTGGTCTCCCTACAAATGCTGCAACAATTTTAATTGCTTTATTTCCTTCTTTAACATATTTTATTTTTGATGGTGTTAATACAAAAGCCGATAAATCTTTGTCTATAGGAGCGCCATCTAAAGTTTTATCAATTGGCATTACTTCTAGATTTAAATTAGATGTATATGAAATAGTCATTGTTACATAATCTCCAATATCATTGCCTGATGCATCTTTTGGATTTAATATATGAAATCCAGTTATTGGATCAGTACCTGTGTCTTCAATATCAAAATCCATATTAAATGTTAAATCTAAAGTAGAGTCGACTCCAATTCTAGCAGGAAATTTAAAATAATTAAATTGTGTATCAACTGCTTCAATAAATGATTTGTTAGTATATGTTTCAATCACCGGCTCTATAATTAAATTTTGTTTGTTTTGTGAATTTTCTTCAAATAATAAATTACCAGCTGCATTTCTTTGATTGATAAATTTATTATTTGATTTAAATGTTAATCCTTTTTCAATATATTCTTGTTGTATGTTTGTATCTACAAATGGAGGAGCTTGATAAACTGCAACCGGTGGAGGCATCGGAGGAGTTATAGCTCCAGGTAAAAACATTGGCCCAGCATTATTAGGAGCATTCGTTCCTGTTCTTCCTGC